GACGGAACTAATTGGGTTAGTGCAAGTGGACTTAAAAAAGCAACCACACAACCAGAAGCAAACCAATCAGTAGTCGGCGACTTATGGGTTGATACTGACAACCAACAATTATACTTGTTTACAGGTTCGGGTTGGATCTTAGTTGGACCAACATTTAGTGATGGTCTTTCAACTGGAGTTAAGCCTGCTACTATTATTGGTACAGACAATATTACATACACAGTTCTAATTGTTGAAGTTAAAGCAAAAACTTTAGCAATTATGGCCACTGATGCATTTACACCAAAGACTACGTTGCAAGGTTTTACAACTATTAGTCCAGGGTACAATTTAAGTACATTTGATATTACTGGTTCAGGTGTTGGAAAATATCGCGGCACAGCAGAAAAAGCAGAAGCATTAGTAGTTGGAGCAGAAAATGTTCCAGCGGCAAACTTCTTAAGAGCTGATAAAGAAACTAACAGTCTTGTTCCAATAAAGATTAAAAACAATTCAGGACTTACAGTTGGTGCAGATAGTGCATTGAATATCGGCATTGAAGGACAAGCAGGAATTATTGGTCACCAAACAAGTGGATCAAACATTGATATTAGAGTTAACAATGAAGGCACAACTACTACAGTATTGCGTGTTGACTCAACAAGTAAAATTGGTATTAACAATTTAGCACCAGTTGAAGCATTAGATGTTATTGGTAATATTCAAACAAATAGTCAAATACTAGTTAACGGTACAACAGACTCTGCAACAATTAATACAGGTAGCGCCATTATTAAAGGTGGTGTTGGTATTGCTAAGAAGTTATTTGTAGGTAGTGACACAAACATTGCAGGGTTATTAACCACAGGCAACATTGTTCCAAACATTACAACAACACGAAATATTGGTACTGCAAACGAACAGTTCTTAAATGTATTTTCGCAAAACTTTATAGGTAATGTTACAGGTAACGTTACAGGATCAATTAGTGGTAGATCAGGATCTACTGATAAGTTAGCAAGTGCAACAACATTTAGAATGACAGGTGACGTTAGTGCTTCTGAGTTTACATTTAACGGACAAGACGAAAGTGTTAAAACTTTTATTACGTCAATTGATAACACGTTTATTGCAAATAAAACAGAACAAGCATTAAGTAACTCCACTGATGAAATTATGTTCAACAGAGTAACTGGTGATACTGGTGTATATAAGATATCAAGAACTAACTTGTTTAAAGCAATTCCGCAACTTCCAGTTGGAATGGTTACGGCATTTGCCGCAGGCGTTCTACCAGCTGATTGGTTAATTTGTGATGGTAGAGAAGTTACTATTGCTGAATACCAAAACTTGTTTAATGTAATCTTATACAACTATAAAGCACAATCACTTGTAACAGCAGGTAAATTTGCTTTACCAGACTTACGTGGTAGATTTATGCTAGGCCTAGATAACATGGGTGGCGAAAGTGCTAACGTTGTAACAAGTGCCGCGGCAGATACAATAGGTAATGTTGAAGGACAACAAACACAATCCGTTGGACTTACTAACTTACCAGAACACGAACATGATCAACGTGGCCCAAGTGGAGATCAGTACTACATATCAAGAGATATTACAGGTACACCAAACGATCCACAAGGTATACAATATGATGCACCAACAGGAACAGGAGCGGCCCAGGCTTATCCATCATCAGGTGGCATCTTAACAAATAGTGCAATTGGACAACCAATAGACATTATGAACCCATATATGTCGATGAACTTTATCATATATGCTGGTGCTAATACGGGAGCAGTATAATGAGTTATAAATTAAATAAAACAGACGGCTCGTTACTTGTAGATCTAGTAGATGGTAAATTAGATACTACAACTACTGATATTTCATTAATTGGTAAAAACTATTCAGGATTCGGCGAAAGCATTAACGAAAACTTTATTAAGATTTTAGAAAACTTTGCAAATACTTCTGCACCAAGTCTTCCGTTAAAAGGACAGCTATGGTACGATTCACAAGAAGCAAGATTAAAAGTTTATGACGGATCAAACTTTAGAACCAGTGGCGGTCCTATTGTACAAAATTCACAACCAGGTGTTGGCGTAGTTGCAGGTGATCTTTGGATTAATAATGCAACAAAGCAATTACACTTTTATGACGGAACACAATTTAACCTAGCAGGCCCTGTTTATACAAGTGATCAAGGCAAGTCAGGTTTTGAAACTGTAACAATTTTAGATAACCAAAACAATAGTAAAACTGTTGTAAGGTTTTCAATTGCCGGAACACTAATTGGAATATTTTCAAACAACGAATTTACGCCATCAGCGGCATATGCTATTACAGGGTTAGCTAGTATTAAGAAAGGCTTTAATATTATTTCAACTGTCACTGACTTTGTATTTAGAGGGTCAGCTGATAGTGCATCAGCACTAGTTGATGCGGCTGGAGTTGCAAAGAGTGCATCACAGTTTTTATCAGCAGATACAAACGCTACTACTATTGGAACACTAACAGTTGCTAACAGCGGCGGAATTACAATTGGTACAGCACAAAATAATATTCAAAAGGTAGTTGGAACTAGTGTTGTTAACGAAAACCAATTGTCAAATCATGATTACAAAATTAGAGTTAGAAAAGCAACAGGCTTTGTTGATGCAGTAACTATTGACACATCAGAATCATTCTTAGGTATATTTAAAGATGCACCACAGCATACACTACATGTTGGTGGAGATATGCGTGTTGACGGAAATTTATATTTGACGTCACCAGCTGTTGCTATTGAAACACAAGATTTAAGAGTTGAAGATAAAAATATTGAACTAGGTATTACTAGTGATAGTACATCATTAAATAATGCCGGAGTTGATAGCGGTGGAGTTATTCTTAAATCAAGTGATCTTGATAAAGAATGGCTTTGGAAAAATGCTACAGGAGCGTGGACATCAAGTGAAAATATTGATGTTGTTGCAACTAAGTGGTATAAAGCAGAAGGTGTTAATGTATTAAACAAAACAGAACTAGGATCAAGTGTAACACAAGCACTTGGACTTACTGATATTGGTACACTAAATCAACTTAATGTAGACCAAACTAACATTCAGGGTGCGAAGATTTCAACTAGCACACCTTTACAGTTAGAAAGTACTGGTTCTATTACAATTACTAATAACCAAAAAATTACAGGACTAGCGGAACCAACAACTAACACGGATGCCGCTACAAAGTATTATGTTGACGATCAAATTAATCTAGAACCGGTTACTTTAAGTTTAGACGTCACAGGATTAACTAACACGAATATTGCTACAATTATTGAAGACATATATCCTGCTAGTAATAAGAAAACAGGCACATATGCGTATGTTGCAACATCAACTATTTCAGGTGCTACGGTTACTGGTATTGACGTTGATGCGGCTAAAAACATATCATACATTGCTGTAGACGCTAATGGTGTATTAAACCAGAGTGTGGTACAGGATGTTGCGTTTGCATCAGCGGCAGGTGTAGTTAACGTTACTGTAGGACGTGGGTTAAAACGCTTTATAGTAGCCGCAGGTGCGTGGACATTTGATAACGATCTTGGATCAAGCGGCGGCTTGTGGTAAAAGATAAATAGTAACATAGAGGAAAAGAAATGGCATATACTATTGACAGATATAACGGAACTACTTTAACAGTTGTTGAAGATGGTACCGTCGATCAAACTACTGATATTAAATTAGTAGGTAAGAATTACGCCGGTTACGGTGAGATCCAAAACGAGAACTTTTTACACTTACTAGAAAACTTTAGTGGTGCTAACCAGCCTCCGAAGGCCATTTCAGGACAGGTTTGGTACGATTCGGGTGCTAATAAACTAAAATTCTATGATGGATCCAAATTTAGAACAACAGGCGGCGCTGAAGTTGCCGCAACTGCACCAGCTGGTTTAGCTACTGGCGATTTATGGTGGGATTCGACAAACGAACAACTATATGCATACAGCGGATCAGGATATGTACTAATTGGCCCACAAGGTGCAGGTACAACTGTAACACAGATGGTTTCAGCTAATGTAAGAGATACAACTAATGTAAACAGATTAGTTATCAAAGCCGTTGTTAACGATGAAACAATCTATATTATTAGTGGTGCAACGTTTACTATTGATAATACAGATCCGTCAAACGCCATTACAGGCTTTGATGTTGTTAAAAAGGGTCTAACACTAAGAAATACTATGAATGCCGCAGGCGGTGTTACAAGTACACAAGACTATTTTTGGGGTACAGCTAGTAACTCATTAAAACTAGGTGGATATACTGCTACTGATTTTGCGTTAGCAGGTTCAGGATCATTTACATCACTTGTTAGTTTTGCAGATGCAGGTATTTCAATTGGTAACTCCAGCGATTTAAAAATCTTTATTGAAAATGACAATGAAGCAGTTATTAAAAATGATGTTGGAACAAAAATTAAACTTAAAGTTGATACCTCAGGCGGTGTTGAACAGCATGTAGCAACAGTTACAGATACAGGAATTGTACCAGGATCACATAACACATATGATATTGGCGCAACAAGCAATGTATTCAAAGATATCCATGCAACTAACTTTAAAGGGTTAGCAGAAAATGCACAGAAATTACAAGTTGGTGCAAACTACCGTAGTGCAGATACAGCGGCTACTAACAATACAGTAGCAGTTAGAGATGCAAGTGGTAACCTAGTAGCAAACAAATTTACAGGTACAGCAACATCAGCAGAATATGCGGATTTAGCGGAAAAGTACACAACAGCAGAAGAACTGCCAACAGGAACTATTGTTTCAGTAGTTAAATTTGACGAAGATATTGACGCAGAAGTTAGACCAACAGAACCAACAGAAATTCCAATTGGTGTAATTAGTGCTCAACCAGCGTTCTTAATGAACAGTACTATTGAAGGTCAAGCAGTTGCACTTAAAGGACGGGTACCAGTAAGAGTTAAAGGACCTGTAAATAAAGGCGAAGCAATTTATGCAGACATGGACGGCATTGGTCAAACGATTAGACCAGAAGGCCATTTCTTAGTAGGTATTAGCTTAGAATCATGGGAACCAGAAGAAGACGAAGAAGGCTTAGTAGAAGCCGTATTAAAGGTATAAAATTATGGCAGTCGGCGATATAATCACAGCGGCAAGGTACAACAACTTACAATCAAGAGTAGCAACGGTGATGGGAGTAGGGTCAGGAGATGACGGCTACGGACAGAACTTAAATAGTGCCCAAGTTGGAGTTGCTGATACAGTACAAGCAATTGATATTAATCAGTTGTATCAAGATATGAGTGCTGGTCGTATTCACCAAACAGGTGCAGTACCATCAGAAATTAACCTTGTTACGCAAAACGTTGACGTTGTGCTTGACAGTGATACAATTAACAAAAAAGGTATTGTACAATTTGAAAATCTTGCTACAACAC